GGCTCCCACCTATGGTCGATCTCCACATCGACATCAACAAACTCGTCAACCAAGACGTCCCAGCGGTCAAGTGCATTCTCTATTGCTATTTGGTCGTCAGGTGAGACGCCAAAAGCTCGCTCAAAGGACACTCTTTCATCAAAACCCACCACTGGGTTTCTAAATGTGGTCATCGACTCAAAATTATGCTGTCCATATTCGTATCGATAGAAGTCGGCAGGTGGCTGCTTTCCCCTACCAATGCGTATGCAAGCTCTAGCAAACGCCTCTAGAATTGGTACTCCCACATTTATAGATAACTCGCACTGTCCTATGGCGGTAAACATGCCATAAACTTTGTTAAGGTCGTTCCAATTGTGGAACCCGCTACTCGCTCCAGATAGTACTTTCTTCCAATTTCTAACAAAGCGAGGTTGTCCACCGACCCTAACCACTTGACACTGGCAGAACTTCACGTCCTGGATGTCCTCCGCACGGTTCTCAAGCTTGATTTCCTGACCATAGGTCAAGAACTCATTGGCCAAACCGTCTAACAATAAACGTTCCTGAGATTTTTCAACAATAATCAAGCAGTCGTCTCCATCATCTAATACATCCCAGTATTTTATGTGCAATGATTTCATTGCAGCATACACCATGGTGACCATTAACAAACAGTTACCTAAGGCGGTATTTAAATCGCCACTCATCCTATTGGCAGCAACCTTATACTTAAGCCCGTTCTTGGTAGAACAGATATTATTCTGTTGATACCAAAGTAACCACTTAAGAAATGGGTCGTTACCAAAACATTTCAAATAGTAACTGTGTTCCAAATTTAAAATATCTGGGTGAATGTGTTTGTCCCAACGTGAGCCATCTATACTAAACACAACAGGATGTTCAAATGCATTTAGTTTCTTCTGGAGTAATTTAGCCCTGTCGACTTGATTCAGACCTTTAGCTATAACTCGATAGCCAAGAGGTCCCTTCAACTTATAAAGTTGGTGTTCACAAGCGCGCAAATACCTGCCCAACATACAATTGTATTTTGGGCTTCTGTATTGTATAACACGTGGATCAGGATTAACCTTGTCCAACATGTTAAACTTTTCCATCTTGATAAATGCGCGTATACGGCCATCTGTGGCCTCGACAACGCCGTCACTCCGAAGCTCTGATAGGGCCTGAGCGTAAATTTTACGCCGCCTACCGTCTTTAAAAGAGTCAACAAACTCCTGCCCAGTTATTGGTGAGCAAGGTTTAGCTGATCTTTTAAGAATACACATGGCTTTTCGAGGTTG